TTACCACTTAAACTAAAATTAGTTATTACCGAATTACTACCTACTGGCAAAGTAACTGTATTACCTCCGCTTATGGATAGTTCTCTATTACCTGCCCCACCCAAAGAAAGAGTTTGAGCTGTTGATGATCCTGCATTTAACCACTCTAAATCATAGCTTAACCCCGATTTTTTACCAAGTAATTGACCAGTAGTGCCTCCTGAAGGTACTCCGCTATTATTTATACTTACATTAATTACATCTGCCATGACTATCTTGTTATATCTTCTATTACTTTTATCGAACCTCTTAAATACGTTGTTACTTCGCCTGCTGTTGTTGTTACCTCTAAATCATAGACGTAAGAGCCTCCATCTATTTCTAAGGCTGGTATAAAAACTGTTTTAATCGTTCCGCTACTAATATCAATTCTACCATTTGCCGTACTAAATTCAAAAGCTGGAGCAGTAATTAACGATAAATTTTTTCGGAATTGCATTCTAACGGAACAACCAGTTAAATCTAAAGCTATTGTATTAATAGTTATTACAAACTCAATAGGCTTAAATTTATCCCCGCTATAAATATCGTCTAAATTAGTAGTAACTGGTATCATAATTATTTATATTCTTGTTAAATTTTTAAAAGCTTGATGATTTCTCTAATCATTTTTTTGTGATATTTTCAGACGGTTTATCCCCTGTTTCTGTTTCATTTGAACCACCCCCAGAACCTTTACCTGATTTAGGTTTTTCTTTCATTTTTCTAACCATTACAACTACTATAGCTGTTATGATTGATACTACTACTACTAATGCGATTGTTTTCATATTTATTTATTTGTTAATTTTAATGATGTTAAAACGGATTACAAACTCCTGAATCTACAAACGACGTTCCATTCCATTCTTTCCAATCTCCTATTTGTTGTCTATAAAACCCCGATGGAGCATTTGTGCTTCCGTTCGAATTTGTGTATAAAACTGTGGTCAAACCAAAGTTTAATCCTGTTGGTATGTAGAATGTTCCACTGGTTGTCGATCCGCAAACGTCTGGTTGCGCAATACTTGAAAATAAAGTAATAGATTGGTTAGCTGGTGCATTGATGCCATTTTGAGTTACCGTTATAACGATTGTTGCAAGTGTCACATTTTCAGTAAATGTGATTGTTGCGTTTCTGTTGCCTGTATCTGTTTTTGCGTTTATTATTAAATCAAAATCAACTACTCCAGAGGCTCCTGTGGTTGGACTTATACTAAACCACGAAGCACTTTCTGCACTTGTAAATCCATTTTGTGATGCAATTTTATATGGGAATGTACCGCCACCACTACCATAAGTAATACTCGTTAAAGAGGTCGTAAATATGCTCTGCAAAAAATCCCACTTTACTAATTGATTGTTTGCCAATCCTGATAATGCGGTTTCATTAACAAATACTAATCCCCCGACTCTTTGCTTAGTTATACATCTGCCTGTATATTCAGGAAGTGCAAATCTCCCCAATAGAATATTATTATCTATTGCAAATTTTATGTCTAGTTCTGTTGCGATTGCATTAGTTTGTCGTGCCATTATCAATTAATTGTTTAACTAATATTTTTAATTGCTCTATTTCATTTTCTTGTTCGGCTGATTTTATACATAAAAAATCAATGTAGTTTACAGATTTAAAGCCGTCCTCATTTGTATGTACTAATTCTGGATTAGTTTTTTCAAGTTCTTGTGCAATTACTCCGTATCTTTTTTTACCTTTATTAGATTTTAATTCAAACTCTTTCCATTTTACAGGAATATGATTTGGTTGTAAATCTTTAATTTTAGTTTTTAATCTTTTATCTGAAACTTCTAAAAATAAAGGTGCTTGAATCGTTCCTGTTGATGTAATAGTGCCACTTACTTGTAAACCGTTTGAAGGTTTAGTGGTATCTGATTGACCGAATCCTATTCTAGCGCCTGCTGCCACGGTAAAGAAACCATCATTAGTTAATGCCATATTACCTTGGGCATTTGTTTGTCCTATTGTACCCCACCAGTAACCCCTAGTTATTGAATCGTCCATCTGGGATGTAATAGCGTAATCATTACCTAGTCCACCGAAAGTAAAACCTGTGTCCATTCCAAAACCATAAGTCGTTCCTGCCCAAACTCCTAATTTAATTCTTCCGTCGCCAGCTACGTTATCGTAATAACCCCCTGTTGCTTTAAAACCATTAGCAGAAATTGCACCTGTTGCTGTAAAGTTACCTGTCATAGTATCATCTACATCACTACGTAAGAATTGTGAACTATCTATGCCGTCTAAAGTAGTAGCGTTAATACCTAAAGCATCAATCAAAGCCTTGTTAATAGCGCTTAAATTAGCTTTAAGATTTAATTGCGCTTGTAAGCCTGCTACATTCCCTATCGTATGATTGTGGCTGTTATCTACAACGGTTACGGTTATCGATGTAGTACCGCTTCCTGTAGCATCACCACTTAAAGTTATAGTCTGGTTGTTTTTTTGATATTGAGAAAAAGCGTTGCCCCTTGTAATTTGTTTTGAAGTTCCTTGTGGGCTATCTGTTGTATCTGAAACATCTACAATATGTATCAAGTCGGCATCATCTGCGCTTGTTGCTATTGGTCTATCTGGTAATTTTTGATCTGGCATAATTAAAATATAAAATTATTTCCGTCTGAAAAGACAAAGTTGTTACCATCTTGAAAAACGTAACTTTGCGTTTCACTTGTCGAAGTTGGTTCTCCAAAACCTTGAATTTCTCCATCGAATTGTAAAAAATCATTTACCTCATTTTGTTCTCCAATACTTGTAATATAACCAAAGCCAGTATCTACAAATAAACCGTCATTAGAGGCTAAACGCCACTCTATTAAAACTCTAGTTCGCTTTATTATTTTTAGACGGTCATAGCTTAAATAGGTTGAGTCGCCACCATCAAAGGCAGTATTGATTTGATAACCAGAAAATGAAATATTATAAGCCTGAGAAGTTGGTCTTGAAGTTCTCCAGCCATTTGACTCTCTGGTCGTAGTATCTAACATCTCCGCACTCTCTGAAAATGGATTATCCGTAAGGCATCCAATAGGTATAAATACCGTATTTACTTTGATAAATAATACCCTCGTATGTCCTCTAATGAAATTCATAACGTAAAGATAAGAAAAAACTATTATAATAATTTTTATAATAGCTTTTATCTATATTATCCTCTAATTGTTGGCTTAACAACTGTGCCATAATCCAGAGTAAATTCATAATCAATATCATCAGTTAATTCTGCTCCAAATATTTGCAGTAATTTTAATGATGTTATATTTTTAGCTGTATTGTAAGAATATGCGGTTGCTATAAATTTTCCAGTTACACCATTGATTGTAAATAAAGATAAATAAGGAACATATCCAAAAACATCCCCAGAAAATACTCTGGCAGGGTTTGCGCTGATCCGTAAGGTTTCTTCTCCCATAATTCTTAAAATCGGTTTTGCTTCTGTTATCCCCTGCCTAAACCATGTTGAGGTTGGGCTTATTTCATCAGACTTATAAATAGCACCAATATAAATAGCGAATTGATTATCACCGTTAAATATTTCTTTAACTTCTTTAACGTTTGTACTTGGCTTAGTTATTCTATTAACCGTGTGAAACTCCCCTCTTATAGTTCCCTCCGTTGTAGTTACTGATATGTTGTTAATTTCTATGTTTCTAGCAACAAAAACATTTGAGGCGTAAAAAGCTCTATAAACATCTATTGCTATATCACCATTTATAGGGGCTGAATTAGCAACAAAAGAGTATGTTACTAAAGTATTTATAGTTTCTATTAATATACTTGAATCTTCTAAAGTCCATTGACCATTGTCTAGTAGATAATAGGTAGCTGCATTGCCAACTAATCTAACTCTTATTCTGGCATAATGTATTGTACCAAGGTTGTTCGGTTTGTCATTTTTTAAAGTAACATTAAGTTCAAAAGCTAATCCAGTAACCATTGCAATAATGAAGGCATACCTAAGCGTTATATTAGTGTGGCTTGCTTCCTGTGAGTTATCGGAAAGCAAAGAAATACCCGACCCATCAGCCTGTAAAGTTAACCTTCCAGAATCTAAAATCACCCAATCTGTTATGATTGTTCCATTGTGATCTAAATTTGGATTTGATATTAATTGAACCCCATCACCATATTTATAGTTGATCCGAAAAGCAGCTAAACTTCCCTTTATTTCTATTCGTTGATTTGCGTTTGCATGATGTGGATAGACGGCATTCACTTGACTACCTATAGTTATAGCTGTATTCTTAGTTTTAGTCGTAGGACTCAAAGCAACTCCTACCGAATCATATCTAAAAAAAGTAAGAGTAGATGATATAAATAATTCTTTAGGTCTATAAATATACCATTCTCCATTTTGTTGCGTTATACAAGCGCAATATTTTTCAAGCACCGATTTTAAAACTTCATCACATTGCATGACGTTGTTTTTTTGTTCGTCTTTGTAAAATCGACCAGTATCTAAATAGATATTTGCCAAAGGATTTAATGATGTAGAAAGTCCTGTATAAAATATATTTATAGATGTGTTTATGTTTTGAACTAATCCTGTACGCCTAAGGCAGTTTGATATTATTTCTAGTTCTGACTGCTTACCTACATATTCTAATCCTGTATCTGTTACGTATGACAAATTTTCGAGTAAGCCCAAACCATCCACGCAATCCATTGATATAACCCATTTGTCATTTACAAAATCCTGAAATACACCGTCTGGATTTAAAAAGCCATTAAATAATATGTTATTATCTGCTTTTAAAGTAACCTTATAACTCCGTTCTTCTTCGGTGTATAAGTCCTCTAATGTCAATGTTTCGCTCGCTTCTAAGTCTATTTTTAATCCTAATCCTTTTATAGGTTCGATTGGACTTGTAACCTCTGGGTAATCAATTACACAACTTCCGTTTATTTCTGCCGCTGAACCTAAAAAATCATCGTTAGATATTTCACATCTAAACAGACTATTAACAGTATCTCTATACTCAAAAAAATATTTTAGAGCCATTATTTTTATTATTAGTTAAAATTTATTATCTTCGTGTAAATAAAAACAAACAAAATGAAAAAACTATTATTATTATTAGCTTTACTTTTCGCCTTTAGTTCCTGCTGTAAACAAGAATTAGTGGACATTGATTATGATACAATTTGCTTTAATGTTTACATTTACAGATTGCACCAAAGCGGTAGATTTCATTCAACCCTTGACCCTGAACTCTCTGAAAATGGAGGCTGGGACTCACAACGATTTGATGAAGTCTATAACACAAACGGTACTTTAATAAGCTATAAAAGATACGCTTGTTTAAGTAATTAAACTTATAAAAACAACAAAATGAAAAAATTATTACTATCATTATCTTTACTTTTTACCTTTAATTCTTGCGATAATCAAGATTTATTTTTAAACCAAGATTACGAGGTTTGCTGTAATGTCATCGTATATTCATTAAACGATAAAGGTGTATTTATTAAATTTGAACAAACCGCACCATCCGAAGATTGTGGTTTTAACAAAAGAATATTTAATATCATTTACGATGCAAATGGCAAAGTTATACAATATAGTGAATACGCTTGTTTAAGTAACTAAACCTAAATTACCTCCTAATCTTTTATTGCGGTCAAGTGTTCGACTTAGTACTCCTACTAATTTCTCTCCTGCTATTTCGAACACAACGACACCGCTTCCAGTTGCACCACCTCCACCACCCCCGCCAGCTCCACTAAAGTTACTTGATCCTTGACCGCCTACATTTCCACCGCCTCCTGTTCCACCTCTTGCGGCTGTTCCTAAAGCACCCCCAGCAGCTTTTAAAGCAACTCCAACGGCTATTGCTGCTAATCCCGCCCCTATCGAAGCAGCTGGGCCAAGAAGTATTGCTAAATCTAATTTTCCTTTTACTACAGCTAAAGTTCCATATTGAATTAACATATCTCCCATTTTTGATAGAAACTGACCTAAAGACTGCAATATCGATCCCCCTATCGCTTGTATTACGTTACCACCGCTGGCAAGTGCTACCCCTATAGCATTACCTACATTACCCAAAGCATCATTAATTGAATTTAAAGCCAGTTCGTTAAGGTTTGATGTAAGTTCTTGAAACCTTAATGTTAAATTATCAACTGCAGGTCTTATATTTCTTTCCGCAACAAGGTTTAAAGAGTTTTGTATTGATGTACCTAAAGCTGTTATTCTTGAATTTAAAGCAGTTTCTCCCTGCTTTGTTATTCCAAAAATTTCGCCTAAATCCCGAAAATCATTTTTAAATTTACCAGTCTTTATTTTTATTTTTTTTGGTTCTATAGTCAATTCTGGAACTACAATAATATTATCAGTTACCTGAGCCTCTAGCGCTAAATTTTCAGTAGCTATGGTTGCAAGTTGTTTTTGAAACTCTATCTGCTCTTTTGTTAGGTCGTTTATTTTTCCTTGAACAGCTGCCTGTTCTATAAGTCTTGCGCTAAATGATCCAGACCCACCCGCAATAACATTGCTATTTATTTGTTCCTTAGTTGCTGCCTTTGCTAACTCTATTTTTCGAAGACCTAATCTATCATTTAAATCGCTTATTTGCTGATTAATAGCAAATTCTTTTTTTGCGTTTTCTACTAATAAATCACTAGCAGCTGTTGCTCTTGCCCTTTTGATTATAGAGTTAGTAAGCGTGTCATAAGTTGCTGATACTTGACCGTTTAAAATCTTTTCTTTATCTACATTTTTAAAATACTCTGGGAATTCCTTTTGTAGTTTTTTTATTCCATCCGTACGTTCCTCTGTTGAAAGTGTCGTGTTTTCGATTTGACTTCTTAACAATCTAAGCGTTACAAGTTCGTCTGCTGCGGATTTGTTGCCAGCTAATTGAGCCTTATTCACACCTATTAAAGTGGATTCGTACTTTTCTAATGCTTCAGCATTCTCCTTTATTGTCGCTGCTAATTTCTCCGCTGCGGTTTTAGATTTGAACATTCCTGTTCCAAAAAATACCAAAGCAGATGTAACCAATGAAACAGCAAATAAAATACCTCCTGAACCTAAAAAATTAGCGGCTAAAGATTTGAATGCTGCTCCTGTACCGCCTGCGTTACTCTTTAATACGCTAAAACTTGAAACTAATTGAGTAAGGTTGTTTGCTACCCCCTGTATTCCGAACGGAGCATCCTGAATAACTCTGTTAAATTCTAATATTGTAGGGGTTGTTCCCTTAATTGCTGTGGATGTTTTATTTAGACCCGAAGCTGCAACTGCACCTTGTTTTTCTACGTTACCGCTATAGTTACCAAGTAGTTTTTCGGCTTGGACTAATTGCGATTTTAACCTCGCAATATTTGCCGTTAGTTCAACGCTTAATTCAGCCATTATTTTTATTATTTACAAATATTTTCATTGCATTTAAAAAAGCTTCTTTTCTTTCATCATTAACCCCTTGCTTAGGTTCGTCTAAATTCCAAAACCTTTCTTTTGTTGGTGGCTTTTTATCGCTGAAAGCGTATTGAGCGCAATGCGATTGATATGCTACCTCTCTAATCATTAAAGCCTCATACTTACGTTTACGGTTAAAATAATTAGAGCGAAGTATAAACTCCGCCCATGACATGTCGTACGCTTCTTGTAGCGTACATTGTAATTCTCCAACAGCGAAACCTATAACATCAATATCCCAATCTATTTTTTTTTTGATGTGGTTTTTACAACTTCTTTTATTTGTGGTAAATGTCTCTTAACGCTTTCCAATAAAAGAACCATTAAAGCCTCTATATTTTTGTTTTGTAAACCTTCCTCTATCTCTTCAACCCAATCCTCAACCTCAAACATTTTTATATCAAAAGGCAAACCCTTTCTTATACTATCGTGTTTGTGTCCTAAAAATAAGATAGTAGGAGTTGCGCTAAATGGATTGTTTACTAGCAATTTACCTAAACCCATCATATCTGTATCATAGTGCTGTAATATATCACCTATAAAACCTAAACCTAGTTTGAATCCTCTTAATTTACCGCCTATTTCAAATTCAATATAATTCATATTTTATACTATTGGATTTACTAATACAATAGCCCCATCGCCGTCAAAAGTACCACTAAAGGTTGATTTATCCCCAGCGGGTGAATCTAGTGTCAAATCCGTAATTAAAGCCGTTCCATAATAAGCAACATTATCAGTTAAACCTGTGTCTAACTTCCAAGTTACTTTAGTTTTGGCTTGTTGACGTGTGAATAAATAGTCATGTGAAGCCTTAGTTGTTTCACCGCCTACCGAAGTACTATCAATATATTCGCCCTCTAAAGATATTGAATAACTGAAATTACCCGCATCCTTAGAAGTGTTTCCTGGATCGCATTTTGTTTGAGTCTCTAATACCTCAACCGTTGAGCTTAGGGAGTTAGAAGTTAAACAGGCTATAGGTCTGTAAGCCGTAGCCGCAACGTCATAGATGTATAATATGTTTTGATCTCCTTTAATTTTTGTTTCGCCTGCCATAATAGTTTTTATTTATAATAATACCAAAGATAATAAATTTAATCTATAGTTAATTCATATCTAATTAATTTCCTGTAAATCAATTCTGTTTTAGTTACACTTGATAAGTCATTAGGAAAATCAATGCTTATATTGTTTATTTTTAAACCGCTTAGAGTATCTAAAGTTAAGTTCTCTAATTCGTTTAATATTTCGTTTGCAATGTTATCAGCTAATAATCTACTTCCTATGTTTCCGCTATTTTGATAGCGAGTTACCACATCTAATAATATGGAGCTTAACCACCCTTTACCGCACTTACTATTTGTTTGGGTGTTTGTTTGAGTAGTCATTAGAATATAATGGTCTGGATTGCCACGACTAACTCTGGTATCAAAGCAAGGGATAGTTAAAGTATGAACTTCTATGTTGTTGATCCTGTCGCTGATTGCTTTTCTAATCCATTTATCTGGTAATTTTGCCATTATACTTTTTTTGTTTCAGTTTCTAAAAGTTGTTTTAAATCCTCTAAAAATATACGTCGCTGTCTAACTAAGGCAGGGTACATATATGGTCTAGGTCTTAAATCTATTTTTTTGACTCCTTTGCCCTTAAATTTAATTGCAATATCGGCTAATTCCGAAGGAACACTGACATTACCACCTGTACCAAACTCCATGTAGGCTGCATATGGCGCTAATCCTGTTGCGTTTGCTAATATTAAATAACTACTATCTTCTAATTTAATAGTTTTTATGCTTTGTCTTAATTTACCTAAGTCAAATGGTGCGTTTTGTTTTGCGTTTTCTTGTAATTCTAAAGCATTTGCATAAGTTACATCATTTACTTTTTTTTGCATAGATTGACCAAACTTTTGTAAATCCTCTAATACGTCTTTTAAACCTTTTAAAGTCTTCATCTTGCTGTAGCTATTATTTGTATTTCAAAGCCTTTTAAATCAACTTCTACTATAGATTGTGTCATATAATCGACCCCTTGATAAACAAAATATATATCTGGTTGAAAATAGTTTAAATCACTTCTTTTTCTTAGGTTTATTACAATGCCATATTTAAAATCTAGCAATCCTAAATCCGATAAACTGTCTGGGTTTACTGTTTTAATATTACACCAACTTTCAGATATTTTTATTGGCTCTCCATAAGTATCACCGCCAAAGCCGTCTAATACTTCTGGTATGCCCCAAACCTCAATCCTATTGATGTATTTTCTAGCTTTCATTAAACAATAAATCTTTGATGTTGTTGCAATAAGTAATTAATAACATCAGGCATCTTACCGCTACCTTCTTGCTCATAAAAAAAGAACTTAATAAGCATAAAGCCTGCTTCTAATAAATCAGACGGGATATCAGAACTACTTGTATATCCAACAGTTAAGGTGATAGTAGTATTGCTGCTATCTTGATAAAGAGTACTTAATCCACTTGCTGTTGTTGTTGCTGTTACGTTAGCCGTTGATATTATAGGAAAATCAAAAACACGAACTGACCCATTTATTAAATTATAAGTTATTGCCCGAGGTTCTAAAATATGCCCTGTTTTATTTTCTACATACCTTAATGCAGCCGCAATTATTCGGGTTATTTCTACATCTCTAGAACTATCGTCAATTCCTAGATAGTCTTTAGCCTCTTCAATGCTGATTATATTAGTATAAATCATTACTTTTTAGATTTCTTTTTTAGCTTTTCCACACGTTCCACAACGGGCTTAACAACATTGCATCGCACTAGATAATCTGCAATATCTTTGTTAATTACAGCAATATCATCTTTCACAAATCCGATATGATTTTTTAAAAACTGTACTTTCATAATTTGAAATTTAAAAAGCCCCACCCTTTATGGGTAGGGCTAGAATTAAAACTAAACAATCAATCAACTATGCTAAAGCGGAAGTTCCTTTTATGAAGTAATCAGCTCCATAAACTGG